CAAGTACCACTACCGAAACCTGAGCTGTCTACGTATACATCTAAACCTACGTTTATTTGGTAAGCTCCTACTACGCTACTACCCCCGTTACCGCTATCACTTGAGTTAGCTGTAACGGTAGAACCGCTAGTATCTTTAGCAGTTATTACGTAATTGTTATTATCAGTAATACTAACTATTTGATATTCTTGATTTAAAACTGCTGCGGTTACGTTACCCCCTAAACTAGCTGCACCGCTAAAAGTAACAAAATCATTTTGTACTGCCCCGTGTGCTGTATCAGTTACGGTTATAGAACTACTACCGTTAGTAGCACTGAACGTGACATCACCCGCACTAGTAGTAGTACGTAAAGGAGTAACATCATTAAAAGTAGCACCTAGTTCAATATAGTATTTTAAATGTGTACCCAAGCCTAAATATTTAGTACCCTCAAGGTCAATCCAACCTATTAAAGCTCTACACGTGCCTAAAAAAGTGTTTAAGTTATCTTTTTGCCAACCGCCTATTTTTTGTGGTAAACCAGCTTTAAACCTTACTTTATTAACGTCAAACCAACCGCCTTCATTAGAGTATGCTGTACCTTCACGCATAATCCCAGGTCTAAAGTTGATTTTACTTATAGCCATCTAAACCTCGTGCCACTCCTTACCTTCAAATAATAAAGCTTCAGCTTCACGTCTGCGTATTAAACCTTGTTTTACTACGCCCCCCGCTTTATTCCAACGTTTTATTTGATTAGGAATATCATCCCAATCTTTATTATTTAACCTTTGTAGGAGCGTACTTGAAGATAGGTTAGATGGTCCAAGATTATAAACCCATGATACTAAAGCGTCAAACTCATTTTGTTTTAAATCAGCTTCTACCATATCGTTTATGTAACCTTCGTACTCACCCATTTCCTCAGTAAGTAATTTATCAGCGTCTTCTTGTTTAATAGTATCGCCTTCTTTTACGCCTTTAGTTGAGCCATAACCTATTGTCCAAACACCCGCAGCACACTTATACGCTTCAAGCTCACAGCCCTCGAATTTTTTAATCAAGGCTATGCCCTCTTGTGAAATCTTCATGTTACTCTCCTTTGTCGCTTGTGTGAGACGCCCCAAAATAGAACGAAATAATTGCACTTGCTAATCCTCCTAAATAACCTAGAACTAAATTAATCAGTGCTTCACTGTTTTGTTCAGGTGGTTGTAACGTTACTAAAAATATGTAGCCTAAAAAACCACCTATAGTAAATAAACCTATTATTCTAGCAGTCCAGTCTTTACTAAACATCCCCCTAGCATGTTGTTTTTCTTGTGCTTCAAGTTTAAAAACATCTACATCAAGTTTTTTCATCTGTACTTCAAACTCTTGTTCAGCTTTTTTAAGCTCAATCATTTGTTCTGGTGTTGCATTTTGTACTGCTTTTTCTACAGATTTTTGGTCTGATGGACAACCTAATACTTCAGCTATTTTACCTAAAGCCATATTACCCATAGGTCCAGCTATAGCAGTTCCTAATGTAGGAGCTACAGCCCCCACTATATTTTTTAATAATCCTTTCATATAATCACCGTTACTACCGCTATAGTTAATGCTCCTATAAAACTAAATACGCCAAACGTAGCCATTTTTATAGTATTGTTTATAGAGGTTATTTCTTGTTTAATATCAGCAAACTCGTTAAAAGCAGTTTTCCAACGTTCTGCGTTTTCTTTTTTAGAAACGGCTAAGTCTTTAGCCACGTCTTGAACACTTAATGTTTTATTCATAATCTATACCGTGTATATTTTTAAATAATCTTTTTTACCCTTTACTTTTATAGGATCTAATAATTTTAACTTAAAATCGCAACTTTTTTTAGTATTTTCTCCTATTAATAAATCTACACCTACTTCTTTAGTTGCTGATTCAAGTCTGGCAGCAGTATTAACAGCGTCTCCTATAGCACTATAATCAAACCTTGTATCGCTACCCATATTGCCTATAACAGCTTCGCCAGTGTTAACGCCTATACCTATGGATATAGGCTCAGGTAATTCTTTTTGTAACAAACGTATACCAGTACGTATATCTTGAGCACATGTTATAGCTCTTAGTTCATGGTTATCTAATTCTAAAGGAGCATTAAATATAGCCATACATGCGTCGCCTATAAACTTATCTACCATGCCTCCGTGTGCCTGAATACAGTTTACCTGTACTGTAAGCACTTTGTTCATTATTTCAGTTACTTGTTCAGGCGGTAGTTTTTCACTTAAATTAGTAAAACCTCTAACGTCAGTAAATAAAAACGTACAGCGTCTAGTCTCTCCGCCTAACTTTAATAAATCAGGATTATTCTGTAAACGTTTTACTTGACGTGGATCAAGATAGTGTTCAAATTGTTTTTTAATTAGTAAACGTAATTTATATTGTTCTCTAAACCTTAGGTAAAAAGCTATAGCCCCACTTATAAACTGACTAATAAGAGTCCAAGTAACGTCTATAAGTAACCCTTTATTAATTAAATAATAGCCCCCTAAAGCCGTTACAGACGCCGTAAGGACGCTTAATACTAACCCCCATGTAATACCTAGTTTTATTAATAAAAACCAAACTAAAATAACTGTAGTTACTAATATCAATAACTCAAGAGCTAAAGCCCAATCAGGTATGTAAGGACTATTTTCAATAAGGATACTTTCTGATAATGCTGCTTGTATTTTGTGTGGTTCTAGTAACCCAACTGGAGTAGCAACTTGTGGCATAACGCCGTTAGCTGTTATACCTACAAACACAAACTTACCGTTTACGTTCATTTCTTGTAAATCTGTTTGAGGCGTATCAACCCAACTAATCCACTTACGCCCCAAGCTGTCGGTTTTAACTGGTGGTAAACCCCTAACCGCTATTTCTTGTATACCGTTTTCGTTAGTAGTTATTATGTAAGTGGGCGTATTAGTAAGAACTTTTAAAACCTGAGTCCCAAAAGAAGCTGACCAACCGTCTGGTGTTTTAAGTAACAGGGGAATCCTCCTTACTAATTGATCAGCTTCAACGGGAGCTATAGCCATACCTTGAAGTATTTTATCATAAGCATTATAATTTTCTTTTACACCGCTTACCGATATACCGCCAGTATCTTGACCTTTTATAACTGTACCTGTTGTTTTAGGAAATATATTATTAGGGGTCTCAAAAGTAGCTAAAACACTAGGTGCATAACCTAAAGACCTAGCAAAATCTTCATCACCGCCCATTCTATCTGCTTGTGGAAAACTTATAACCCAACCTACACCTAACGCCCCCTTACCCAGTATTTCTAATTGTATATCTGCTAATCTTTTTCTAGGTAAAGGGTAACCACCCTCACGTTCAATATCTTCTTCAGTAATGTTAAGTATCATAAAATTACCGCTGTGCTCTGGTGTTTTTATTAATGCATCAAAGGTTTTTAGTTTTAATATTTCAGTAGGTGTACTTTGAAATATTAAGGGTAAAACTAATATTAACAATAAAGGTATTACATATTTTTTCATACTAACTGCTCTGTTTAATAGTTATAACTGAGTCACCACCACCGTTTATTTTAACTGTATTAGAGACACCATCTTGTATAAATATAACTGTGTAACTACCTTCTACGTTTAAATCAACTCTAGCAGTTTCGCTCACTTTTCTACGTAAACTTATAGTTTGACCTGTTATTATAGTAGTTATTTGAGTGTTAGCGTCTTGACCTATTAAAGTTCCGCTTACGTTAATACCTGTAGCTAAAGCTAATTGATCTTTTTCCTCTTCTATAGCTAATACGTCGAGAATATCAAGTAAGTCTTCTAAAAAATTTACATCTAAATAATTTATGTCTAGTTCTGTAAATTCTAAACTGTTGTCATCTAAAAAATCTTCCGCTAAATAATCTATGTCTAAATCGTTAAAATCTAAAAAATTATTAGTTTTTACAACGTTAGCCTCTTCTGTTAAAACTTGTTCCTCTTTAGGCGGTGTGACTATTAGCATGTTATCAATGATATCTAAACTTAAATCTAATATAACTGGTTTACTAGGTGCAGACTCAAAAACGTTTACCGTAGTAGCTTGATAAGGTTTATTTAATATAACTGTACCCATAGCGGTAACTACTTCTATTTCACCGCTTGATAAACCCAAAGCGTCTGGTAAAAGTATAATTAAACTTCTACCTAGTTCATCTACAGTAGCAGTAAAATCTGTGCCACGTATAGCGATATTCGCTGTAGGTGTGCTTAGTTTTATGTTCTGTTTATCTATGCGGTTTAAGTTACCCGTTATAAACCTAGCTGTACCTAAAGCAAAGTTAAGAGACATTTTTGATTTACTAGGGTCAGGGTCATAGATATATTCATCTATGAGTAGTTGTGAGTGTTCGGTAAGTTTTACTGTAGATGCATCTAAAAAAGTGATAGCCATTCTACCATCAGTAGTAATAGCTTCATCATTGCTTTGTATAGCAAATTTAAGGTCAGCTTGATAGGGTTTATCCCTTACTATTTGAGCGTTACCTCTTAATTCAGAAATATCCCCTATATCAACAGCTTGTGCTTGTACCTTGGTCGTTTTGAATGACGCAAACAGTACCATTATTACCGTTAGAAATAATCTTGAGCCAGTCATTATCTTGTGTACTCAGTTGTTGTATGTTAAAAGTTCTACTGTTACCTGTTTGATCTAAATAAAAGTAACCACCAGCATAACCAGAACCTGTAAAGTTTACTGTATTGCTATCACCGTCAACATCAACATAGTTAGTAGCACCATCGTAATTTATATCAAAATCAAAAGTGTTACCGTCACCCTGTATAATCCAATCTAAATCTAACGTAGCAGCAAGAGCACTTGTACCGTGGTCTAATGTGAAGGTATTAGTACTACCTGTTACGCTTACGTTGTAATTAGAACTGTCAATACCGTAAGTATCAGTAGGGTCGCCCTGAATAGTGAAAGTATTACTATCACCGTCAAACTCAAAAAAGCCTGTAATACTATCACCTAGTATGTCACCTAAAAACTTATTTGTGTCCCCTAATTGATTTATATCAAGTGTTAGACTTAACCCATCTAAATCTAAAGCAGTTAAACTGCCCGCTGCAGAATTTAAACCACCTATTATATTACCAGAACCTAACTGTTCTAAATCTATATTAGCTGTAGCTCCACTTTGGTCAACATGTATTTCATTATCAGCCCCGTATATTGTCGATGCAGTCAGCATCACAATCAGGCTTATCAATATCGATTGTTTCATATTTTTCCTCCCAGAAACCTTTATCATACCCTATTTTTATAATTTCTAAAACTCCGCTCTCTATAGCTCTTAATAATGCTAGTGTAGTTATTTCATTTTGAGTATCACCCATCTCTATTTCCACTAACTCTGTACCCGCTTCAATGAACTTAAATACGTCTTGTGATTGACCGTAACTATAGATTTCTTTACTTACTAAAACATCTATAAGGACTTCACCCGTGGCTACACTAACCATACGTAAAGAAACAGTAATATTATCTATTCTGTACTGTTTACTAGTGCCTATGCCTAAATACCTAGCTCCTATGCCACCACTTTTAGTATTAGTGTCATAACCTATTACTGCGCCCTCTACTAAAACACCAGCGAATAATAAAGGCATAAGAGGTTTAGAACCATCTTTATCTTCATTTTGTTCTCTAGCTGAACGTATTAACTGTCGTTCTTTAGTTAAGTTATCCAATCCTACTCTTTCGGCTACTCTAAAAAATTTACCACCAGAGGCATTTTTAAGCGAACGTATTAATAAATGATTAGGAGCTTGTGTTAAAGCTGTACTGAATAAAGCGAACTCACTATTACTTTTACGCTGACCTGTTTGATCGGTAAAACTATTGGGGTAAACTGCTACCACTATAGGTATTTTAGGTTCTGCTACGTTATACAGCTCCTCAGACTGTGTTTGTAAAATACTTGGTAAAGTTTCAGCAGTTGTAAGACTTTTATCTACAGGCGTAAGGCTACAACTAGAAAGTAAAATTACCAACGGGTAAAGATATAGTCGTAACATTCCCATCTGCATCTGTTATCGTTAAAGTTATTATTCCATCAACAACACTATATTTAATAGTGTTGCCTTCAAGGGTCAAAGTACCTTCTGTACTAGGCGTTTCCCCAAATAAATTTTCTACCAGCTGTCTAGAAAGCTGTGCATAAATACGACTTTCTAAATTCCTTATAAATCTAGCGAGTGTAGTGTTTTCTTTATCTCTTTCTATTTGCTCTTGTAGAGCTTTTATTTCTGCTTTAAGTGCTTCTTTGCGGTTGAACTCTTGGTTTTCTATCGTAAGGTAGTGTGAACTAGTACCTACTCCACTAAAGCTAGGGTTTTTGAACTTAAAAGTTATAGTGTCCGCCCATAGAGGATTAGTTAAAACTACAAGAAAAAAGAAAATACAAAGCACTCCCGCTATACGGTAAATCCAAATATTATCAGTCTTTTCTTTGGTCATCTCTACCTGCCTTGGCTATTTTTCCGCTATCAATTAAGTTAGGTACGCCTAATATAGTTTTTATCAAAGTATCTTGACGTATTATTTCGTTATCTAAACTACGCACTCTATCTATTAATGCTACCAATATACCGTGTTGAGAGTCTAGTTTAGTGCCTAATCTTTCCTCAATAGCTGATATCTGTGCCTCTACTTTTTCATCCACAGTATCAAGTTTAGTTTCCATACCATCTACTATACGTATAACTAGTTTATATATAAACCAACCTAAACCTATAGCAGCAGCAATAGGAAAACCAACCTCTTGTATAAGAGTAACAGCACTTTCCATGCTGTTTATTTAACTTTAGTTTTCTTAACTCTTTTTATGGTGTAGGCTTCATTAACGTTAGGTGTTGATTTGTCATCAGCTACGTAATGTCCTTTTTTGTTTCTAGCTCTTACTTTTACTCTTTCAGTGCCAGTAACTTTATCCCATATATTTTTAAAAAAGTTCATTTTATTTATCCTTTGCTTTGAGTACATTAAGTGCACACCAATCAATTACTTTATATATGTAACTAAACCAGTGATCATCTTTTGGGGTAGGGGTTATTGCTGCTATAACTGAAGCTATAGATATAATTGCAGTTACCCACGCTAATATATTAAGTATCGTCATTTTTATCCTCCTCTGGATTATTTAAGACTTCATCTGCTTTTTGTTTAGCAGACTCTATAAATGCGTTTTGAAACACACTTAAACTGGCGTTAATTTGGTCAAGTTCAAACTGTATGCGTTTTTGTTTATTAGTTAAATCTAGTATTTGACTATGAAAATATTGTTGTTCGTTTGTAAGCTCACTTACTTTGACCTCTTTATCATCAATCATTACTACTGGTTCTTGCGTAGCCATAATTAACTATTAGATGATATGTATGCTTTACCTGTCGTAATAGCATTTGTGCAAT